GCTATAGAACCACCAACATTATTTACATTAGCGATTGAACCTGCAACAGTTCCAATAGTGTTTGTTCCAGTTAAATTGGTAGCGACTGTTCCAATGTCTGTAGCGTCTCCTGCAACAGCAGAAACATCTGCTGAAATTCCTGCGACTGTTGTAACATTTCCAGATATTCCTGCGACTGTTGAAATATTTGCATTGTTACCTGCAACTGTATTAATGTTAGTTGCGTTACCTGCTACTGAAGTAACATTTCCTGAAATTCCTGCGACTGTTGTAACATTTCCAGATATACCACCAACTGTATTTACGTTAGCAATATTAGTTCCAACTGTATTTACATTAGCAATGTTAGTTGCAACTGTATCAATTTCTGAAACTGGTTCATTTAAATCATTTGCTACTGTAGTAATATTAGCATTATTGTTAGCAACTGTTGTTACGTTAGAAGATATTCCTGCTACTGTAGTTATGTTAGCATTGTTTCCTGCTACTGTTGTGACGTTAGCTGAAATTCCTGCTACTGTGTTTACATTAGCAATATTAGTTCCAACATTATTTACGTTAGTAATATTGTTTGCAACTGTATCAATCTCTGAAGTTGCTTCGTTTAAATCATCTGCAACAGTTTCTACTTCTGATACTGCTTCAGCTAAATCGTTAGCTACTGTAATTACTTTAGCAATATCTGTAGCAACAGTATTTACTGAACCAATGTTAGTAGCTACTGTGTTAATGTTTGCTTGGTTTGCTACTGCTGAATTAATATTTGAAGCGTTAGAATTAACTGCATTAATATTAGCTATGTTTGCATTTACTGTAGTTAAAGCTGTTTTGTTTGCAGGGGATAACCAAGTGTTTTCTAAATAAGTCTTATTAACTGCATCATTGTTATCTACTGGATTAGCTACATTTATAATTCTTTTATTATTTGCATCATATCTTCCACTAGCATCTTCCCCTAATTTAGAAGCAACATTGTCATTAGTTTCTTGTGCAATATAAAAGTTTTGGTCTGCACTTTGGTCTAAATCTGCTGATGTTAAAACCGACCCATCTTGGAAATCTACAAGCCTAGCATCTGAAGGTGTAATTCTCTGTATGAGAACTACAGCTCCATTAGCTGGCGTAGATGACAATTGAACTGTAGATGTAGTTGGAAATGTTATTCCAGTGTCCTCTACTCCATCAACATATACTTTGACATGTGAAGATAGAATATATGGAAACGAAAATGAAAATGTGTCTGTACTACCATTTGCAGTGTACGACACACGAGCTAAAAACGACATTATCTATATATCTAAAGTGTCCTCTTTTGGATTACTTTGTTTGGTCTATGAAATCGTATAAACCTTGTTTTTGTGATTTTGGATATTTGTTTGTTGCCTTACCAATACTTTTTAAAACATTTTTATTTATATAGGCTTGAGACAAACTAATCTTATCATTAATTGTTGATTTATATTTTGAGTTAAATTGTATTTGAGTAAAAGCTAAATCTCTGTGTCTTTTAATTATCTCATATACCATAGCTGTTTTACCTGCTTGAATTTTAAAGTTTTCATCAAACTCTATTCTTGCAGGAGCCTCTTGGTATCTTTTAGATTTAATTAATGCTTCTAACTCTCTTCTTAATCCAGATTTACCAATAAGTTCATTGTATTCAACAAATGCGCTTTTACCTGTTTGTGGATTAACAAATTTAGTTAAATCAATATCTTTGATTACTGGCTCCAATGCTGGAATGCTAATCTCATTTTCTATTAATGATTTTAAAACAATATCTTCTTTTTCACTGCTTACAGTCATTGGATTTACTAAATTATTAAATAATCTTCCAACTGTACCCTGTGTACTCATAATAGGTTCACCTAATACATTGTAAGTTTTGGGTAAATCCATGCCACCTAATCTTTTCTTAAATGCTTCTATGTAACCATTAGTTTCTCTTAAGAATGGGTCATTCATTACTTTTGTAAATAAATTAGGAACATAAGAACTAGCTTTATTTTGTAACCACCAAGCTCCTCTTTTATCTATATCAGTACCATCAATAGCTTTTAAGAAATCAATCAAACCTCTTAAATAAGTTTTAGAACCAATATTTTTAAATCCTGCTTTATAAGTTGCAGTAATTCCATTCATGATTTTAGTATCCATGCCAATATTTTCTTCAGCACCTTGTTGTTGATTTACTAAAAATGATAAAGCACCATTTTCGATTTTTCTTCTATCTTCATCATTTAAGTCACTGTAAATAGTTGAGTAATCAGCAACAATACCAATTAACATTCCAATTGGGTCTAATCTTCCATATTCAATATAAGTATCTCCAATTTTAATTGAGTAAGGTTGAAAACCTTGTGATTGTTGTAATCTTCTAACATTTTTATCTGGATGATAACCTCCAGTAATAAGACCACTTATAGATAATAAAGATGCAAAACTTAAAATACCTGTACCAACAGCAACTCTACCTCTTGTTTCTGCTATTCTTACAGCGTCTCTTGATGCACCAGTTGTATGCTTCCAATTTTTTCCAACTAAACCAAGTGGTGTCATTTCAATTGCTTGTAATGCGAGGTTAGCAGGTGTTTTTACAAATGGTAAAATTTGTTTCATGATTGGAACTTCATTTGTAATTTGTTGAACCTTACCTAAAATTCCATCTAAATCTTTTGTGAATGTAACTTCTTGAGCGTATCTTGAAGCTTCTTTATCAACAGCAATAACTCCTGTTTCATCAAAACCTGCTTTAAATCTTTTAGCAACATACTCTTCAAATTCAGAAATTTGTTTTCCATCTGGTAAAGTTAAAGTCATTTTAGTGTGAGATAAACCTTGGTTTCTAGCTTCTCTAACTGCCATAGACATCAACTTACTTCTATAAGAAATTTGTTTAAAAAATTCATCAACTGCTGTTAGTCCTCTTAATGGAGTTCTGATAGCTTTTGCTAATTTACTATTACCTAAAGCTTTTGTGTTTGTGTCAAACTTTGTAGAACCTGCAAATAGAATACTATCTTCATCATTAAAAGATTTTTTCATGAATGTTACAGCATCAGATAAATAACTTTTGTATCCAGCTATCGTTGCTAAAGCATCTTCACCTTGTTCTTTCATTTGAATTTTAGTGAAATCATCCATACCCCAGGTCATTTTACTTCCTACCCAAGTTGATAATGGTCTTAAAAATAAATTATTAGCTGTTGAGATAGTGTTGATTACTTGTGTTTTTGGATTTGATAATGCAAAAGACATCCATACTTCATTGGCTCTATTCCAGAATTGATTTCTAAATACAAAGTCTACAATTCTTGTAAGCATGTTTTTGTCTTTAACCATGGCAATACCTTCATAAAATGCTTTGAAGTCGCCATTCCAACTGTCCATACTCTTGACTAAATTAAGAATGTTTTGTCTGTCTAAATCAACATTACTATCTTTTAATACTCTTCTTAAATTTAGACCTCTACCTAGATTAGATGCAACTTTGTCATCAAATCTCATTAGTCTCATTAATAAAGCTGTAGTTATTTTAGCTTCATTTTCTGTAAATTCTTTAGTTCCTTTAGCTAAACCTACAGACATCTTATATAAAGCATCTGCTAAGTTTTGTTGGATAGCTTGAGAAGCATACATAAACTTAAGACCATCTTCCATTTTCTTACCAAGTTGGCCTAACATTTTTGTAGTTTGTATTATGTCATAACCAGATTTAGTTGCTTGTCTCTCAATAATTTCAGTAGACATAATATCAAATTTCTTTTCATTTCTGATTACTCTTTGAAGTGCATCTAAAACTATTATTCCAAAATCTGTATCTGCGTATGCTCTAGGTGATAATCCTAAATCTAATGCTTCATCTATATCTTTAAAGTTTAAACCTTTTTCACCTTTCTTTGCTCTTTCAATAAATGATGTAAAGTTATTTACTATTCTTTCATTAATATCTTCTGCTACTGCTTTATCTTTTAATGTTCTAACTAAACCACCAATTTGTTCTGTACCTGCATCACTAACAATACTTTCAATTAATTTCTTTGTACTTTGTTTTCCACTAGGTGTTAAATTTCTTTCAGCACTTTCAGTTAATGCTTGTTCAAGTTTGGCTAATTTTGCCATATCAACATTTTCACCTGTTAAAGATTTTCTTTTAAGTTTTACCCATTGAGCAAAACCAGATAATTGTTCTTTAACAAATGGTGCTGAACCTCTTACAAT